AAGATTACGCTCGCTGGCACGCCCTCGACGGCGGGACTCACAGCCTTCAGCATCGACGTAAATCAGGCAAATCTTGACCATGGAAGTATTGGTGGACTTGCCGATGACGATCATACGCAATATGCGCTGCTCACTGGGCGGAGTGGCGGGCAGACGCTGATTGGCGGTACGGCTAGTGGTAATGATCTAACGCTTCAATCTACCAGCAACGCAACACGTGGAACAGTTCAAATTGTAGATGTGTTAAATAGCGCGACTGAACGAAGCTTGCTGTTGGGTACAATTCGTAATGTTTCTTTCTTTACGACGGCGCCAGCTTTGCAAGAAGTTGGTGGCACAATCACTAATAACACCACAGGCACAGCTGGTTTATTAATTACTACACTTTTTAGTGGTTTAGCGGCTCATTCTGCGGGTCTTTGGGTGAATCCAACTTTTTCACCATCAGCTACGAGTAGTCCACAGCGCGGAGTATTCGTAACACCTGTGTTTGATCCACCTAATGGAGTTATAATAGATACAGCCAGAGTTGTGGAATATACTGGGATTACAGGAAGTGACACTGGGACTATTACAAACCTTTACGGGTTGACAATAGGTGGGCCGAGTTATGGTTCCATTAAGCCGACCAATGTCTTTGGGGCTTCTATTAGCAATCAAGGAGCTATCGGTGTGACCACAGCTATCGGTTTGCAAATAATTGGCCAGACCGGCGCTACCAACAATTTCTCATTGGGTTTGCCAGTCGTAGCAATAAATAGCGGCTCAACGGTGTGGACAGCAGGAGTGCCTAGCGCCAATCCAAGCGGCTTAGTGAAGATACAAGACGATGGCGGCAATACGCGCTATATCCCATGTTGGGCGTGAGGAAAAACATGGCTTAGGAACTATGGCCTACGTCAAAGACGTGGGCGTGATGAAAGTGTGGGATGGGACAACTTGGAACAAATTGAAATGAGGGGATAAACAAATGGCACGAACGGTATAGCAGTCAACGAGGCACTCACGGAGCGCGTTGTCGAATTGGAAAAACGGGTGTTGGACAAAGCCATCGCCGACATCCAAAACATCAAAGATGGAACCATTAAACTGCCGAAATAGAAGGATTCACTGCTTTGCATTAAAAAAACGATAAGCGTATAGGCTAGAGTAACCAACGAGGCACCGTCCATCTGGGCCATCCTTCGTATCAAACGAAAGGTGGTCTATGAAACTGTCTCTCAATGTGTCCTACGCGAAACTCCCCGCGGACATCGAATCACCGGAAAAACTCAGTCGCTTTCTAATCACCGAGTCGGTCGCCCGGCGCTTTCCGCAGGGAATGCCCAGGACTGAGTCTCGCCTTTACGCCAAGCTCCTCGATCAGTTTTACGAAGAAAAACCAGAGATCGAGATCGATGAGCCGACATTCCTTCTTCTCAAGGAGTCCCTCGATCAGTCCGCGCTACCGCCACACATGTCGAGCTGGAAGTGGGCGCTCCTCGACAGTCTCGCGGGGGTGGAAAAAGCGTAGATGGACATCTCGCCGGAAAGCTTCAGCATGCTCGGCAGTGCGCTGACCGATCGAAACTATTCCGATGTCGCCCCACAGGGATTTGTTTCGCGGCTACTGTACGGCAACACCCTCGGTGAATCGCCAGCCGATACGGCGCTCAACCGTTCAGGCTCAATCATGGGTAGCGCCAAGACGCTTCCACGCGAAACAGCGGCGCGACAAGGGCCGGGGTTGGCGACTCTTAGCGATATCATCAACTCGGCAAATCCGATCAACTGGATGGGCGGATTTGGCGGTTCCGCGGCTGGCGTGACTCCCGCCTTGCGCACCATCGGCGGCAAAGTATTCCGCGACGCTGCGGCGCCAACGGTGGCGCCATGGTCGGAAGTCTTAAAAGACCTCGTCAAGCGCGGCGAGCCGTTAAACCGGCGCTCCATGCGACCGGCGCTCAGGACTGGCAGTGGCGTGGTTGTTGGTGATACCGCCGGTGGCCATGGTGCTTTATGGGAATCTATATCGCCGGCACAACAGAGGGGCGCCATGGATGGATATGTCGACGGGGCCGGACGGTTTTTTACGCGCGATCAGTCTAACATCGCCGCCGGATCGATGGCGGGGATAAAGGCTGCATTGGAGAATGCACGGTTTGAAGGACGATAAAATGCAGGGCGAAATCCTCACAGGGCAACGTTTTACTAGGCTCGTAGTTCGAGGAGATGCGGGGCCTTATGTACACAAAGGGAAGAGTTACCGCCGGGTGCACTGCCAGTGCGATTGTGGCGCGGACGTTGTCTGTCGCCCGACCGATCTTAGGAGCGGTAACACTCAGTCTTGCGGTTGTTTAAGTCGAGATATGACAGTCGAGCGGTCGACGGTTCACGGAGATGCTAAACGCCAAGGTAGATCTCCCGAATATCGCACTTGGCACGGCATGAACGAACGCTGTAGGTATCCAAAACATAAAGATTGGCAGTACTACGGAGGCCGCGGTATTGCAGTCTGCGATGAGTGGCGCAACAGCTTTCCCGCCTTCCTCGCGCACGTAGGCCGCAAACCGTCGCCCCAACACTCGATCGACCGCATCGAAAACGATCGGGGATACGAGCCCGGTAACGTGCGCTGGGCCACGGCCAAGGAGCAGACGGCGAATAGGGGCAAGCGGTCGCTCGAAAACGCACTGCTCCAAGAACGATAAGGAGATTTGATTATGGCAACAGGCTCAAGTAGCTCGGTTACGACCCAACAATATCCGGTCGATATGGCCGAGATGATCAAGCAGTTACAAGGTCAGATCGGCGGGCTCAACACCGGCCAAGCGACGCAGGAAAACTTAAACTCGCTGATGAATAACCCGCTGTCGAGCGAGTTGTTCACCGGAACGATCGGGCCTATCCTAAATCAGCTTAAAGATTCGGAAGGCCAATCGCGCACCGCGCTCGCCGATCAATTCAGGATGGCCGGCGGTGGCCAGGGTGGCGCGCTGCAATCCGGCGCCTTTGCCAATGCGGCAACGCGCAACGAACAGAATATTCTCGCCAATCGCTCCAACGTCGTCGCCAATAAAGCGAGCGAAGTTTTCCGCAACCTCTTGTCCGGTCTCGGCCTCGGTCTCAATGCCGAGCAGGCGCAAGAAGGCCCGACAAAGCTCGGCTTGGGTCTATTGGGCGCGGTCCGGCCCACCACTACGACAACGCAGGGGTCTAACTCTTCGGACGCCGGCACGGTCGGCGGTATTTCCGATCCGTTCGGTATGCTCAATTATAGTAGTGGTTCTAACATCACTACGGGACCCACCCTTGGTGGAAGTAGACCTCTCGATAAGGAGTTTTATGGCGGTTACGGCGGTGGCGGCATGATCGGTCCCAACTACGATCCGATTGAGAATGAGTACAGTAAACTCCGCTCACAGGAATACGAGAGGCAACTGGCTGGTTGGAACGCAGATAGGTATCCGTCTGCACAGCAAACTAGTTACCCTCAGACCTTCACCGGCATCGGCTCGGGGCTTAATCCAGATCAGATGCTTTCAGGCGAATATTAAGAGGTGATCGATGGCGTACACAGAAGAAGAAAAATATAAACATCAGGCGTATCAATTCCTGGTCGATCAGATGAACAGATCGCGCGGCCAGGAGATGTCCGGCCTGGCCGGTCTCATCAACGCCAGCGGGATCAATCCCGAGGCTGGCCAAGCAGCGCTTACGCGCTACGGCATTAACACGCCAGTCGGCCAAAGTCGCCAACAAGCTGCGCTCCAACAGCAGATGCAGTTGGCGGCGTTCAGGGCGGCGCTCAGCGGCAAAAAGGGAGGCGGTGCTCTGCCGCCGGACCTCATCGGCGCCATCGGTACGCCGGATTTTGGCGCTCAACTGCGAAGCTCTGTCGGGTCGCTAGATCGCCAATCGGTCGAGATGCTCATGAACCTCGATCGCCAGGAGCGTCAATTCCAAGCCAAGGGCGTCGCCAAGCCCGGCAAAGCGAGCCCCTACTTGCTAAAGCTGCGCGAGATGGAAGCGCTCGGCATTCCTATCACCGAAGAAACGGTACGAGGCGCCTACGGCAACAAGGAGAATGTGATCGATAAGGGATCAACGACTGGCGGGCACTGGTGGGGTGGAGGAACAAAAGTTCCGCCACGTCAAATATCGCTCTCGGCGCTAGCCGGTTTGGGTGGCGGCGCGACACAGGATCTGCCCACCGATGTAGCGGCGCCGGACGATCGCATGAGGCGGCTCGGTTCAACACTTTTTGGAGACTAAAGGAGAATAGGTTTGGCAACCGAAGGCGTAGAAAGTCTCTATCCGGCGTACTCAGACAAAATCCGTGCAGCTCGCGAACAGGGATTTTCTGACACCGAGATCCAATCAGTCTTCCAGTCGCGCATCCAAGAGCAGTCCCGTTCGGGTCAGTCAGTTCGCCAAATTCAATCGACCCTCGGTCAGGAGCAGCCTGGATTCTTGCAGCGCCTCGCCAGCGGGCCAGCCGGCGACCTTGCGCAGAGCAGCCTAGAGGCTGCGGCCTATCCCGTCGAAGTAGCTACCGGCGCCATCGGTGGCATGATTCCACCTGTCGCCAGGATCGGCGCGGCCGGTCTCGCCAATCTAGTCGCCGCTGCTACGAACTCCGATCCGCGCGCGTTGGAACGTAAAGCGCTTTCTTACGTCGATAAAGCCGAGCCGTATCTCGCCTACCAGCCACAAGGCAAACTTGCCCGAACCACACTGGAAGTCGCAGGCGCGCCGTTTGTAGCGGCAGAGGAAGGGCTCAAGGCGGCCGGCGTACCAGAGGAAATCGCCAAGCCGGCGGTCGAAGTCGGCGGGCTCGTGTTGCCGTATCTCTATCACCGGATCGTTGGACGGGCGCCGGTCGATAGTCCTGAAGCGAGGCAACGGTTTTTACGCCAAGCAAGCGAAGAGGCTAAGCGCATAGAAGAAATCGCACCGCCCGATCTTCCGGCGCGAATCGAAGCGGCCAAGCGCGACGGCTTCAGCGAGCAAGAGATCGCGCAAGCCTTGACTGAACGCGCCTCAAAGCCAGTCGTAAAGCAGGAAGTCAGCGTGGAGCCAAGCGCCAAGGGGCCAGAGTTTTTCTCTACCCTCAAGGATCTTGGCTACACCGACGAGCAATTAAAGACGATGCCGTTTGCCGAGAAGGTGCGCCGCGCGCGCGAGCGAGTACCGGCGGAAGAGCCGCCGCCGATTGAACAGCCGGCGGCCCCCGAGCCCGTCGCTCCCGAAGCGGCTCGGCCGCCAGAAGCCACGCCAACCGACTTAACGCCAGAAGCTCAGCCGCCCGAAACGGCGGCGCCGGTAGAGCCGGTTAATGCGCCCGAAGTAAAAAGCGCTCCTGTGGAAACGCCCACAATCGCCCCAGAATCGACGCTACCGCCGAAAGTGGCAGCAGAGGCCGCGCCACCGATCGAGACGCCGCCAGCGCCTAAGGGTGAGCCGGCGCCGGTCACTTCTGAAGCGACAAGTATTAAGAACGCAGTGGTCGATCGTGAGCTGGCCGCGCAGGGGTCGCCGCCCGCGCAGCATGGCCAGCGCATGTCATTCGAAGAGGCGCGCGCCGCCGCCGCCAAGACGATCGAGGGCGATCCGCTCGCCGGCAAGAAACTCGTCGACGAGCTGGCGGCCAACCCGCGACCGCCTACGGCAACCGAGGATGCTCTCTTACTCCACGAACAAACGCGATTGAAAAACGAGCGCGTAAAGGCCGAGGACCGGCTCATCGAAGCGCAGAAGTCCGGCAATCCCGAAGCGATTACCGAAGCGAAAGGCGGGGTCGAGCAGGCCAGGACGGACTTTGCCGCCGTCGGCGACGTGGTTACTCAGGTCGGCACGGAAAGTTCTCTTAGCTTGGGCCATCGTCGCATGTTAATGCGCGAGGATTACTCGCTCGCCGAAATGGAGAGACAGAAACAGATCGCCAACGACGGCAAGCCATTGACCGAAGCGCAGGCGGCCGAAGTAAAAACGCTCCACGAAAAGATATCCTCCACACAGAAAGCGTTCGACGAATATATTGCCAAGGCCGAATCCGCTAAGGCGGAGGTCGAATCGAAGCTGGCTCATACCCGCCTGATGGTCGAAGCCGCAAAGGGCCAGGCCGTCGAGCCTCATATCAAATCGCTTGCCGATCGAATCGTCGCGACGATGGACACCAGGGCGGACGCGGCGCGTATCCGGCTGAAAGAAAAACTCGGCCACCTGTCTGCCGGTGTGGACCCGACCCTAATCGCAGACATGGCGGAAATCGGCGCGGCGAAGTTCGCCCACGGCGCGGTAGACTTCGGACGCTGGTCGAAACTGATGATCGATGACCTCGGCCAGAAAATAGAGCCCTACTTAAAAGCAGTATGGGATGCAAGTCAGAAAGCAGTCGATGATTTTATCGAAGCGCGCGTGCCGAAAAGTCAAAAAGAGCCGATCAAGCGGGCGATCAAAGGCCAGGACGCTGCCGGGCAGCGCGAGGCGATCAAGGAGCAGATTCGGGCCAAGGCGGAAAGCGGCGATGGTGATATCACCAACCTCGCGCAACGGCTGGCCAGGGGTTTTGTCCAGGAAGGCATTAAGGAGCGCGGCGCCTTGATCGACGCGGTGCATGGCGAGCTAAAAAGCGTCCTACCGGAAACGACTCGGCGGGAAACGATGGACGCGATCTCCGGCTACGGCAAACTTAGGCAGCTCTCCAAAGACGAAATATCGGTCCAGTTGCGCGACCTAAAAGGCCAAATGCAAAACGTGGCGAAGCTTGAGGACATGGAGGCCAACCGGCCGCCGCTTAGAACCGGCGTGGAGCGGAGAATCCCAACTACCGAGGAGCGCCGACTGATCAAGCTAGTCAACGAGGCAAAAGATCAGTTTCAAATTCCGATCACCGATGAGGCTACACAGCTTAGATCCTCGCTCGATATGCTCAAAGCGCGGATGCAGAACCAGATCGAGGATCTTCAGGGTCGGCTTGAACGCGGCGACTTTGGCAAAAATCCGCGCCGACTCATTCAGACCGACACCGAAGCAACCCGGCTCTCTTTCGATCTCGCCCAAACCAAGGCTCGATTCAACGAAGGTCTTTTTAAAGACCAGCTCGCTAATCGTTCTCTACCGCAAAAAATTCTCGGCGGCGCCGGTGAGGCTGTTCAGACATCGCGTTCGTTACTTACTAGCCTGGACCTCTCGGCGGTGCTGCGACAAGGCGGATTTGTTGGCCTCGGCCATCCGATCCGCGCTGCTCATGCCTTCCCGGACATGTTCAGGGCATTACTCTCAAAAGAGGGTGAGCATCGAGTCCAGCAGGAAATTCAACGCCGTCCCAATTATCAGCTCTACAAGCGAGCAAAACTCTACCTCTCGGAACCTAGAACAACCCTGGCGCAAATGGAAGAAGCCTACATGTCCCGATGGGCTGAGAAAATCCCTGGCGTCGGCGCCTCTCAGCGGGCCTACACGACGTTTCTAAACAAGCTGAGGGCGGATTCCTTCGATACGATGGCCAACACTCTAAGCCGGAGCGGCGAGCTCACGGCGGTAGAGGCAAAGGCGATCGCCAATTACATCAATGTCGCCACTGGGCGCGGAGACTTCGGCGTGAGCAATTCGAGCGCGTTGGTAGGACTCAATTCGATATTCTTTGCGCCACGCTTTATAGCGAGCCGTTTCCAACTACTCACAGGTCAGCCGCTTTATCGAGGCAGCGGGCGGACCCGGACCCTAGTCGCTCAAGAGTACGCGCGTTACCTAACTGGTGTCGCCACCGTGTACGCGCTCGGCAAGTTAGCCGGCGGCGACCTAGAGACCGATTCGCGTTCGTCGGACTTCGGCAAGCTTAAATTCGGTAACACGCGTGTCGACCTGTTATCGGGCCTCGCGCAGGTCACTACTCTGCTTGGCCGCGAGGCAAGCGGCGAAACTAAAAGCATCAGCGGTAAGATCACGCCCATCCGCGGCGACAAGGTGCCATACGGTGGGAGCAACGCGGCGGATGTAATTTTCCGGTTCTTACGCACAAAGCTCGCGCCCGTGCCTTCTCAGGCGCTTGATGTCCTCACGGGTAAAAATGTCGTGGGACAGCCCGTCTCGCCGCAATCGTTGGCGACGAATGTCACCGTGCCGCTTGCCCTGCGGGATATCTACGACGCCATGATTGATCAAGAGGTGCCACGAGGCACGGCGCTGGGAATCCTAAGCATATTTGGAGCCAGCTTGCAGACCTACGATCCCCAAAAGAAAACAGGGAGTTAGCAAACCATGGAAGATTCCCCGCTTAAAAAAATACTGATTGGCCATGAGGGGTTGCGGCTGAAACCGTATCACGACACGGTCGGCAAGCTCACTATCGGAGTGGGCCGCAACCTCGACGACGTTGGCATCACGCGGGAGGAAGCGATGATGCTGCTCGATAATGATATCGCCCGGTCCGTCGCCGAGTGCCGAAAAAATTTCCCCTGGTACGACGACCTCAACGACGCGCGCAAAACCGCGGTGATCTCACTGGTCTTTAACATGGGAATCGGTGGAGTGCTGACGTTCCGAAAAGCGCTCGCGGCTATGGCGGCCGAACAATGGGATGAGGCGGCGAAACAATTCCTCGACAGCCGCTGGCGCAGACAAGTGGGCAGGCGTGCCGAGGAGATTGTCTACATGATCCGCACGGGAGAGTATCGCAGTGAATCTGGAACGGCTTAAACAGGAAGAAGATGAGGTTGCCAAAGTGATTGAAAACTGGACCCGGCGCAAGCGTCTGATCGCTTATAAATGCCTCTACGCGATGGATTTGCGGATCAGCAACATCGATTATGAAATCATCCGGTCTTTGCGGGAGGAAGAAAAACAACCATGATCCCATTCGAGATGAACGGGCTATTTTTGCTTTTGCTCGCAACGATCATCGCCTTATTGGCGTGGGCGCTTAAACGGCTGATATCCATCGATCGCACAACGGCGGAACTGAACGCTTGGACGGTTGGACACGAAAAGTCAGATGACAAGTTCCAAAAAAGGATCGACGAAAATCTAAGTCGGATTTGGATGAAACTCGACGATAAATGAAAAATCGGTTTTGGAAAGGAGTCATAATCATGGTTGCAATCGTTAAGGCATTACTGATTTTCGGCTTACTGTTGCTGGGTGGATGCTCAGGTATCCTCTTGCGCGGCGCCGCGGACCCGAAGGATCTCACGCCGGAGCAAATCAAGGCGTACAACGAAGTCGGCTCGAAGGTTTATAGTTGTCTCCAGATCGCAGGACCGCCGCCGTCCGGTGGAACCACGATCGTCGTGATGCCGAAGGACTCTCAGTCAGTGGTGCGGTTTCTGCCGAATTGCATGCTGCAGATGCCCTAACTACTCGCTGAGGTTTTGCAGACGGCGCTTACGCCGGCGTAAGCGCACATGCCCCTGCAAACAGGACATTCGCGTGCGTGGTTGTGGACGGGCTTTTTCTCACCAGTGTTACAGGGGAGGCTATTCACTTGTCACCTGCCATAGCCCGCCTCCCCATTTCGGCAGCCATAGCCCGCCTCCCACCTTCTTACAGGGGGCGATATCCTCGGGGTCCAGGCTGTCACCGTCCCGAGGATCGTTATAGTACGGGCGGCAAGGTTCTCCAGTCTCGGGATTACGGTATTCGCCATGAATCATCAGCAGGAATCCCAGTATCAGCCAAACTAAGACCGCGGCTAAAGGCGCGATCGACCGAAATTTCCTTATCATAACTCCCTCTCTCATGTGCCACTTTTTGTCACTTGTGACGTAATGCGCCGTTAGGTCTGCGCCCAAGCTGGTGTAAATTTTTACGGTTCTGCCATTCGACGCGGCGGTCGATAGCCCTGGTTTCCAGCCATGCTCCAATCACTGCCAATTGATCCTCTATATTCAACCAAAGATTCACGTAACCGCTATCCGCCAGTCTCATTAAGCACGCAATCGCCGCGCCACGTCGCTCGTTGTCAACCTTCGTCATTTTTTTATCATTGTTCATTGGTTAACCTCTCGATCTCGGCCATCAGTTGCTCCCCCTGTTTCTTCAGCTCGGCAATTTGATCCTGCAATTCGGGTGCCTTCGGTTGTGATGGCGTCGGGAGATTCGCCCACCAGAGTAAATCTTCGGCGATTGCGAATTGGCGGATAATCCGAAGAATGGCCCAGGCCGGGATAGTGTTTCGTCCCTTCTCCCAATTGTTGTAGGTCTGGTTACCGCTAAGACCAAGAGTTTTGTAGAATGCGCTGTTTTTACCCTGCGGCACCCTTGCCCTGACTTTTAAAAGCCACTTCTCGAACTCCGCGTTCTCAGGCTCATCCTTGCCCTCTAAATCGCTCATTCGTCCAGCATCCGCAGCTACGGTAATGGCCTTTCGGGCGGCGGCTAGTCTCGCCGGATTGTAGAAAGCCGGCTCTTCGTCATGGTCCCACCATTTCCGCCTGACATCGTAGGCTTTACAAATTGTGCGCTGTGCGAGAATCGGTATTTTCCTGATCCCGTTCTCCCAATGGCGAACGGCGCTTTCCGTGACTCCACATAACTTCGCAATGTCGAGGCACGTTAATTTTTGTTCTGTCCGTATTCTCCGCAGTTTAGATGCTTGATCCATATCGATTTTAGTACAGCGTACTGAAGACCACTTGACACGCGGTACACTGTACTATACAACCCCCATTCAGGAGAGCAAAATTACGCATGACAACGCACGAAGAGCTTATGAACTCAGCCCGGTCCATTGTCAAGTACAAACCTCTACCAAAGAGACGTTTTTGCAGGTTTTGCCGTAAGAGCTTCAAGCCGATTAATCCCTGGCACATCTACGATACGACCTCTTGCCGCGTGTTGGATTTTCAGGCCAGACGGCTCGTGGACCGGCTTGAGGCTCTGAAATCCAGTCAAGAAGGAAACGGCTCTACAAAAAAACGGAGCTCAAATCAACGGAGAAGGTAGATGAAAATTATGAATCTCGAAGAGAGAATGATACCCGAACCGAATAGCGGCTGCTGGCTGTGGCTCGGTGCGGTCAATGATCGCGGCTACGGCCAGGTCAGACAAAACCAGATCACACTTTATGCGCATCGACTCTGCGGGTGTTGGCCAAGGCGATGCGGGTGAAGCCATGAACGACGAATCAATATGGAAAGCCGCAAGGGCAATGCAGGAAGCGGCAGCTAAGGCAGAACGAGCGGCGGATCGCATAGAGCAGGCCGCGCAAAGGATAGCCTTCCTCCTAGAAGACGGGTACGGCGGCAATGGATTAAGGCTGCTCGAAGCGCTGGAAAAGATCGAGGTGAAGTCATGAGCACGAAACGCACAGGGGCAGGGACGTGGGAATCGGATGGAACGTCTGTTTGGACGGAATCCAATTCTTTGATTGCTACGCCGGGTCATTCGATACCTAATGAAGAAAGAAAACAAAACTCCCGCTTTATCGTCCTCGCTGACCACCACTTCGAGGCGATGAGGGAAACACTGGAAGCCCTTGTTGATTGGAACAACAAAAGGTCCATCGATCAATCGTGGTGGGATTCGGCGGCAAATATCCTCAAAGCAATTAAAGCCGAGGAAAACAAATGAACCAATATACACCCTACAAGCTGATGGAACGCCATCGCGCCCGCGCCGTTCTCGCCGCTATCGAAGCCGAAAGGACCAAGCTATGAAGTCAATATTTAAGCTTATCCTATCCAAGTTTCGCCGGCGCCGCCGCGTGGCAGATCTCACGCCGTTTCAAAAAATCATTTACTTGAGCGTCAAGAGGGTGTGATCGATAGAAAAGAGGGAGACATGAAGAAGCCGAGGCAAGCCGAACGCCAAAGAACCGTCGCCATCAAGAAAAAACTGACTGGGATAATGAACCAGCTAGAATCTCTACGCCGGGACTGCGATGAGATAATCAGTCTGCCGTCAATCTCGAAGGCGGAGCGAAGAACTTGGCAAGCAATCATCAATCGAATCGGGTCAGTGATGTACGCCGTACAGGATTGTTTTGTGCCGTGAGACCAATGAAGCCGCTCGCAATAGAGTTATTCGCCGGCTTGTTTGGCTGGGGCGAGGGATTGATTGCTGAGGGGTACAAAACTATCGGGTTTGACATCATCGACATGTTCGCGGAACTCAGGATGGAGCGCAGGCCAGAATTCAACCTTGTTTTGCAGGACGTGACCACGCTACACGGTTCGCGATTTAAAGACGCCGCAATCATCGTCGCCTCTCCACCATGTCAAGCTTACTCATACAGGGCTATGCCATGGAAGAGAGCGAAGGCGCTACCACCACCCGACAACACATTATTCGAGGCATGCTTTAGGATTCAGCGCGAGGCAAGTGAGGCTGCGGGTCATCGCATTCCGATGATCGTGGAGAACGTCCGCGGTGCGCAGAAGTGGGTCGGGCGCGCGAAGTGGCGCTACGGAAGCTACTACCTCTGGGGCGACGTGCCGGCGCTGATGCCGATGACTCAGCAAATCAAAGGCGCCTGGAATAACACGACGCACGGGAAGTGCCGACGGATAGAGAGGATCAAGAGTAATGAGCGAGTCAAGATCGCGGGGCAGAATTGGAGTCGCTACAAAAAGACCGGCGAAGTTTCGCCGCATTGGAATATGCAAGGAATTAAAAATACTGGCGGCAGTTGGTTCCCCGTGTCTCACAACGGAGACGTCGTTAAGCAGGTCAACGATCCGAGAGACTCACAAGGGAAAAGCCGCTCCGCCCGCAAGCGCGCCTCGGCGGAGATCGCGAAGATTCCGTTTCCCTTGGCGAATTGGATCGCTAGGTGTTTCTATTAGTTGCTACAAAGATTACACGGTTCTGGCTCGCGAGTTTATTCGCGAGGCAAGGATCGCCGAATTTCGCGGCTCGTTCTTGGATGCCGCAAAGGAGATTCGACCATGAAACCAAGACAAGTCATCTGGGAAGCCCTAGTAGAACGATCGATCAAACATCGGTCGGCGAGAATCCGCCAGCGCATGGAGTGGCTCTGCGCATTAATCATGTTGATTGGGGGGCTGGCGTTGCTCGGCGCGAAAATCTACCAGAGCTTCGCGCGCGGCAACCCGGCGTTTGTCGCGGTTTATGATGAGGTAGGGCGGATGGTTAGCGGGGAAGGGAGAAAATGACAGACATGACCCCACAACAACAAGCGGAAGAGCTGTTGCCGTGTAGCGCAGGATGTAGAAAGTCTTTAATTGATCCATTGCACTATGCTTTTTGTCAAGCTAATAACCGTCCCGCCGTCGCCGCCGCATTGGCGCAGCGGGACACCGAGATCGCAATAATAAAGCAAGAACAGCGTAATTTGGATTTGCTATTCGTGGAAGTTGTCGCCAAATACGAAACTCTCCGCGCCGTCAACGAATCCCTGCACGCTGAGCGCGCAATGGAAAGAGATATAGCGCTGCTTTACATACAGCTACCGTTTAGGATTGCGCAAACCGTCGAAGAGGCCATTCGTACTGCCGAGCAGAAAGAGCAAGAGGAAGAGAATCAGCGATGAAAATTTCATATAAAAACTTCTTGGCCCAGCTCACCGGCGCGCGCCTATGCGACGAACATCGATGGGTAGGACTCAATCAGGAGCGGGCGCTTTGGGAAATTTTCGCGTTTGATGACGACGGCGCTTACTACTTAAATCCTCAACAGCGGAATGTATTTCGCGCCGTCGACTTTCTCGACCGCAAGCTTAGCGAACTCGATTGGGGCGCGGAGGTAAAGGACGATCCTAATTATCACGAGCCGAAAAGTTTTGTGATCCAATGATCGGAAATAAACGAAAATCTTTGGGCGTTATCAAATGGCCCAAAATTGAAGTTAGTAGCTTCAACGGTCATTCGGGCCTAACCGTACTCAAGATATTCAACGGAGACAAAATCGTCAAGGTTGAATGCAACTCGTACTATCTGGCGCGACAGCTCACTGACAGCGCACGAGTGATCGCTAAGTATCATCGCGAATATACTCAACTAGAGCGGCAAACTTATTTGAACCTGAAAAAATACACGGGCTACGTACCCGAGGATGGTGAAGAATGAGCATCGATTGGATCGACAAAGAAAAGCAATGTTGGGATGACGGCATCAATCGCGCGCTAACTCAGGATCAACACGTCGTAGTTAATGCTCGCTACCCAGGCGCAACTTTGGAGTATTGTTGCCAATGCGGTGAGGCAACGGGACGGGCGGGGCGTGGTGACGACAGCCTGTTTACTGAGGATTTGGGGCCGTTCTGTCTTGTCTGCTGGGAAGACATTTGCGGTCTATGCGGCAAACCTGGAGCGGATAAATACGCGCATCCCATCCATTGGCCCGGCGAGCAAGTGCCAGATGGTCCGCTGGTTCATGCCGCGTGCGAGAATGAAGAATGTCGCCGCGCGCACTCATTGCTGAGCGATAAGCAACAGGCGGATTTTTTGAGGTGGATATGAACATGAACAAAAAAGCTCGGGCTCTAGTCGTCGAGCAGTTCGTTGAACGCAGGCGCTCCATCGCCGAAGTCGCGGAGATTTACGGCAAGAGCGGGGAACAGATCGAGCAAATAATCCGCGAAAGCCTGATCGTCAAAGTGCTCGACGATCATATTGCTGGGCGAGGCAATGAAGCCGTTGAGGATGCAAGTATTCGCGAATTAATGACGCATTTGGATACCACTGCGAACAAATGAGCAACCCAGTCATCAGCTTTGGCGGCCTCGATATGCGCACGGCGGAGGAAAAGCGGCTCGACGCGATCTTTGAAGATCACTGCGATGGCCATCCGTTCGGCGCCGTCGGCATCGATGACTATGAAGAGTGTCCGTTTTGTGTCGAGGCGCGGGAATTGGGCAAGGATGTCAACGGAGGTTAGATCGATGACCCCAACCTGCCCCGGCACAAGAAACGCGAACACCGGTTCTGCGTCGCACAAGCCACACCGGCTATGTCAGCTGTGCAGGGAGATTTCGTTGTCGTCGAGGACAAGCGGATCGTGGGTTTGTTGTCTGTGTCTGAATCTGCAGCATTACCGGAGTGCAGCAGAGGTGAAGCTGATCAAGCTCGAGCCGCATTCTTACATCCAGAAATGGCACTGCTCCGCGTGTTTTAAAGAGGCGGAGTGCGCGCGGAAGAGGATGTTGTTTCGTCAACACTACGAGAGGGGACGGAAGCAGGATCTAATCAACGACAGGAGATGAAAAGGAGAAATCATGTCAGACGAGAAGGAAACAGAAGTCGAAGTCTTGAGCAGTAACGCCGTTGAGTCAATGACAAGGGGTGAGATTGGAACTCAGATAGAAACCGCGCACCGTTTCCCGCGCTCGATGGAGAGGTTTAAGAAACACGGCATCGAAATGGCTACCATCGATGACGAGACAGCGGCGAGTTGCCTCTATCGCCGGCCAGTGGGCAAAGACGAAACAGGGCAAATGAAATTCGCCGAGGGCATGTCGATCCGCATGGCCGAGATTGTCGGCGCGGCTTACGGCAACCTGCGGGTGTACGCTACGCTCATGGAGCAGACCGAGCGCCAGGTGGTAGCGCGGGGCATGGCGATGGACCTTGAGAGCAATTTCGCCAGCTCAAGCGAGGTGGTGGAATCTACCGTCGACGCCAAGGGGCGCCCGTACAGTGAGCGCATGCGCGCTGTAGTGGCTAAGGCGGCACTTGCCAAGGCGCGGCGCGATGCGACGTTTCAAGTGGTTCCCAAGGCCCTCGCCAGGCCGATTGAGCTTGCGGTGCGGAAACTCCTACTCGGCGGAACCAAGAGCATGGAAAAGCGTCGGGCGGGAGTACTGGGATGGATCGGCACGCTCAAGGATGCCTCGCATCCGAGCGGGTTATTCGATCCGAGGCGAGTGTGGCGCGCGTTAGGAATCGAAGGCGAAAGCGATTTGGGCCTTGATCATATTGAAACGTTGACGGGTATCCGCACGGCCATCAAAGATGGTGAGACTACGATCAATGAGGCGTTTCCCGAAGCCGAGCGGTATACGGCGGCTACTGCCAAAGCACCGACGGCGGCCGGCGCCAGTCCTGACGGCATGAGCTACAAGGCGCAGCTTGAGGCCGTGCTCCTCCAAGCGGCCGGCAATTCGGCGGGTGCGAAGGCGTATCTCAAGGAACTGACGGGCAAGGTTTTTATGACGAATGTCAGCGAAGCCGAGGCGGAGAAGGCACTTAATATATTCGCGGCGAAACAGGCGGCTGGTCAGGAAGCGGCGAAAGAAGCGGTGGCATAATGGACGATTTAGAAGTTCTCGAACAAAAATCAAAATCGATGTTCGACAGAGCGCGAGAGATGCAAGTTACTTGCGACGAAGAATATTCGCTTGCCGGTGAGTTCGTGATGGGTTGTAAGTCGCTTATCAAGGAGATTGGCGATGCTCACGAAGCCAACATAGATCGTTGGCACAAGGGGCACAAGGCGGCGCTTGCAGACCGTGATAAAAATCTTTTGCCCGTGCAACAGGCGCTTGAATTTGTCGGTGGGAAAAACGGCACGGCGCTGATCTATAAACAAGAGCAAGATCGGCTCGCAAAGGAAGAAGGTGACAGGATCGATCGCGAGAATAACAAAACGGATGAAGACGCGAGGCTCAAAGAAGCTGAACGGTTGGAAGCCGAGGGACAAACGGAAGAGGCCGAGAAAATCCTCGACACTCCGCCGCCGCCGGTGCGACATATTAAATTCATCACATCAGTGCCGAAGGTTGCCGGACTGTCGACGAAAAAGGAATGGAAAGCGCGGATCGTGCAACCTAGTAAAGTAGTCCGCTCCTGCTGTTTACCCGATCAAACAATCATCAACATGACGGTCAAGGGATTTATGTCGAGCATTAAAGACCCGACGCCGGAACAAATCAAAAAGTTGGAAGATGAAATCGGCGGCGTCGTAGTTGAACAGGTGGAAACGTTTGCCGGCCGTATAAGGGCATGAGCGCAAGATGACCACTGTCAAGCATAAAAATCAGTTTCAACATAAGAAGTTGCTGAAATGCGCATTTCGGCAACCAGAGGAGGAACGATGTTCAAAACAGCAAAAGTAAACGCTAAATCACGTCAACACGTACAAGCCATGCACCAGCAACTGCTCGCGCCACCGACCGAAAAGGAGCTGGCCGCACTGCGTGAAAAGCTCTCTGATCTGGTCGGCGGATATATCTCATTGGAGGAACAGAAGAAGGCCGCGGACGCCGACTACAATGAGCGCATGGCCGATATTTGGGACGAGGTGAAGGCATTGCGGGCGCGCATCACAGAGGCGGAAGAGGCAGTGGGGTAGGAAAGGATTAGAAAATTATGCGTGAATTTTTAAATTTAGCAAACGAGTTTAGGGGTTGTCCAATCGTCGATGACGAATTTCCATTACACCGCGATAGGTTTGATCTTGCGCTTGATTATTTGACAAAAAATATGCCGAAAATTATCTGCCTCTGTGGTTCGACGCGATTTTGGACCACCTTTCGCAATGAAGGGCTACGATTAACGCTGGAGGGCGCGATCGTTTTATCGATTGGAATTTGTGATCCAATCTCAATGGCTCACGCTCATCCCGATAGCGCCGCTGGGTATTTTATCAAACAGCGACTTGATATTCTGCATAAGCGCAAAATAGATTTAGCTGACGAAATTCTCGTTTTGAACGTTGGCGGCTACATCGATGACTCTACTAGGTCAGAAATTCTCTATGCTCGGGCGGCAGGTAAGCAAGTAATTTTTTTGGAATCAGAGGCGGCGGGTTGAGAGACGATGCCGAGAATTAAGAGATATTTTCCAGTTAGTCATGACATCAATCGTGATCCGGAAGTCCGGGAATTGACAGATACCTTTGGCGACTGGCTTTTGTATGCCTGGTTGGAAATTCTCGCGGTAACCGATCCGAATGACGGCGAATGGATGGGGACACCTTCAAAGATAGCTGAACGGCTCGCGACCCTTTGTCTTGGACTAAATAGAGACAAAGATCATGTGCGTCGCAGATTCAAGGGAACTAACGCAGCGCACCGGGCGGAAATTGCACTTTATTGGATGTGTTTGAAGCATTGGCTTATCCCGATTGTGGTGAATTCGGAAGGTGAGTCCGTGCCAGAATCGTTGCCTAATCGTGCCGGAATGGTAGCCGAATGGTCGGCTAATCGTGACCGAATCATTACCGAATGGTCGACGAATCGTTGGGGTACTCATCAAACAATCGTAGGGTTTAAGGTACGCAACTATTTGAAATATCACAAAACGAGGGGGCAAGCTAGCTCCCCTCCTAACCCTCCTAACCCTCCTAACCCTCCTAATCCTCTTAAGAAAGAGGATTATAAGATTCCGCTAAAGCGGAAAAACAAAAAACCCTACCCCGATAACTTTGAAATTTCTGAAGGACTTCGGGAGTGGTGTTTAACCCAACATGTCAACGATCCAGAATCGCACCTGGAAGCGTTCAAAGATTATCACGTCGCCAAGAGGTCTACGTTTGACGACTGGAACGCGGCGTTCAGAACTTGGGTACGCAATGCGGCGCGGTTTAGTAATAGCAGCAGTGGATCAACCAGATTCGAACGTGAGCAGGCCGCGCGCAAAGAACAGACGCGCCGGCTACTCACCAGGGGGATATAGTGAAAAGAGAAACCTTTAACGTCGGATTTACTGCGATGGTGAAAACGTATGCTTACGTCGGAGAACGCGCCGACGTTGAAACGATGGACGTGTATTGGGAGATGCTACAAGGCTTGCCTGACGAGGCATTTAACAGTGCCGTGCGGGCATGTTTGAGTGAGTGTAAATTTTTCCCCACAATCGCAGAGCTCGGCGAGGCCGCGTTGCCGGTGAACGGGCTGGGTTACAACTGGCGCCAGCAGATCGAGCGTAAAGCACGGCGAGTTGCGATCGAGGGCGATCCACGGGTTGGAAAGTTAATCGGGAGCATCACAAAGGGCACGGAGAACGCGGCCAAAGTTTTTGAAGGTCGTTATAGGGATAGACGATGAAAAATATTGCGGCGTTATTCAGCTCAGCAACGGATGAATGGAGCACACCTCCAGAAGTGTATGCTGATTTGAATGCTAAATTTTGTTTTGATTTTGATCCATGTCCACTTGGGGGAACTCAGGACGGTTTGGCTTCTCTTTTTGTTCCATGGGCTAACCGCAGGATCTTTTGTAACCCTCCCTATGGTCCAGGAGTTCACAAATGGTTAGAGCGTGGATTAGAAGCGGATTTGGCGGTATTTCTGCTACCGGCCAGAACGGATACGCGATGGTTTCACGACATAGTTTTGCCAAAGGCTAAGGAGATTCGGTTCATTCGAGGTCGTTTAAAATTTGGCAACGCAAAAAATAACGCTCCGTTTCCCAGCATGGTTGTTATTTTTGAAAGGGTGAGCGATGGCCAGAGGTAAAGCGGCTACGGCGGCGGCACAGGCACAAGCGGCGAGCAGGCCCCAGCAGATGCGCACTCCGTTTGTCCAGCGCGATCAGTGGGATCAGTGGCGCCGTGAAGCCGCGCAGCTGGATTACGTGACGCGATCGTTTGCGATTATCAACTCGGCAACTCACGTTACGCGGGAAAATTATTTAGAGCAAATTTACGACATGGACGGCGACTTTCCAGATCGCGGCTGGAAAGAGAACGGCGCGAAGCTCTACGGCTGGTATTTCAAGCGCGGGCTGAAGCTCAAGGAAGTCCCTAGCAGCTCGATTAAGGTCGAACTGACGGAAGGTGGCAAATGAAAGCATACTACTTGAGGATTGACGAGTGAAACAAAATTTCCCTGCCTGGGCGATACTACTCGACGATGAAATCGGTCTAGCGGGCCGGTATTATTTTTCTCACGATGTGTTGCCTCAATTCGACGGTTGTCGATGCGCTCTGTTTGCCACGCGCAAAATTGCCCGCGAGTTTTTTGTAAAACATATCGGCGCTTCGCGGGAGATCTACAAAAAGCCGAGAGTGATGCGGGTCAGAGTGCGAATCAGCGACGAAAATTAACGGGCGCAACGAAGGAGGGGGAAAGTGAAAAAATTGCCGTATGTTATCGTGCGAACCTATTCAGCTGGTGTGTTCGCTGGAAATCTTAAGTCACGCCACGGAAAAGAATCCGTGATTTTGAATGCTCGCCGATTGTGGAGTTGGCAAGGCGCCGCATCGCTCAGCCAATTGGCACAGAGCGGAACTAGCAAACCATCGCTATGCAAGTTCCCAGAACCTGTTACGGAAATAACCGTTACCGAAACGATTGAAATTTTATCTGTCACTCCAACGGCAGAGAAAATAATCAAAGAGGTGCCAATATGGAAAGCGTAGATGGCAGTTACGGTGCCGGTGACGGTGGTGGTTACGGTGGCGGTTACGGTTACGGTGCCGGTGCTGGTGGTGGTTACGGTGCCGGTGGGGGTGACAGTTACGGTGGCGGTTATGGTTACGGTGCCGGTGCCGGTGGTGGTTACGGTTACGGTTCCGGTGATGGTGATATTTACGGTTATGGTTACGGTTATGGTTACGGTGCCGGTGACGGTGACGGTGACGGTTACGGTTCCGGTGACGGTGGCTCAGCCTAGCAGGAGCAACCCCGCGTTGCACTCCGCCTGTGGGCGGAGCGAGGATTGAAACATGAGAAACTACCGAGCCCGAGGCGTGACAAAAGACGGCAAGCCGAAGCTGACCGATACCCCGCTTCGGGGTAGTTGGCTTGAGGATTTATTCGCGTGGCAACTTAAGGCTGCGGGCATCCACTATCAGCCTGAGTTCAAATTTCATCCCAAACGGCGCTGGCGGGCGGATTTCTGCATCCCCACGGAGTTGGGCCAACAAGCGATCCTCGTCGAGATCGAGGGTGCGGTGTACACGCGCGGCCGCCATACGCGCGGCGCCGGTTATGAGGCCGATTGTGAAAAATATTCTACGGCGGCGCTGATGGGTTATTGCGTGCTGCGTGGCACTGCGCGGCATGTCAAGAGTGGCGAATTGCTCCGGTGGGTTGAGGACGGATTAACGGCGAAACGATAAACGCGCTGCGACGAGAACAGAGGGTGTATATGAAAGCCAGAGAACAAACAGGGAAGACCTGCCCGAACTGCCACATGGTAACCGAGCAGGTGATCAAATGCCCGCGCTGTCATACTTCCGGATGTGTCGAGTTTTGTATTCCTGCCAGCGTTGGCACGCTCTGCGTGGCATGTGAGAGCGAGGGGGAGTAGAGATGAAGCAAGCCACGAGGAGATTTGTCTGTACGGGAGATATTTTTGAACGGTTAACTGTGACCAGGTTTGTTGGGTTGGTGGGTCACAAGAGGGCGTCGTGAGTTTAGAGGATATTTTAAGAAGTATTATCCGTGAGGAACTCGCCGCGCTGAAATTCAGCGGCAAAACTCCAGTCGAGGAGGATCAATTATTGACCGCGAGCGAGGCGGCACATATTTTGCGGGTAAGCGAAGGTTATCTTTACAAGGTGGCGTCGACCGCGCCCTACGCGGTCAGACTGGGAGAAAATGTGGTTCGCTTCTCGAAAAAGAAGATTCAGGAAGAGATCCAGCGCCGGTTGAAATTACAGGGATCGGGAGGTACAAAGGGCACCCCATGAGAACACTAGGCAGAATATTTAAGAGGAGCTGGAAAAAGCCCGATGGAACCGTCGCTGTCTCTCCAAATTATTCCATTGCGCTGTTCTACGACGGCAGAGAGCGTGTCGAGTCGGCAAAAACCGAAAGTGAAGTAAGGGCTCGCGCGCTCCTACGGCGCCGGATCGAGGAAATGAGCCGCGGTGAATTCAAGCCGAGCCAGGACAAGGTTTATCTCCGCGATCTGCTCGATTTGCTCAAGGCTGATTATCGAAACAACAATCAGCGTTCGCTCCAAGATGCGCTCTGGAAGATTACGCCGCTCAGCGCTTATTTCGAGGGCTGGAAGGTCAAGGCAATCACGTACGACAGGATTTCAGCCTATACGCAGTTTCGCTTGGGAGAGAAAGTCGCCACCGCAACAGTCAACGGCGAGCTAAGATATTTGAGGCGCATGCTCCGGCTCGGGATTAAGCATGGCAAAATCGCGACGATGCCGATCGTCGAGCTCCTTAAGGGCGAAGCGCGGCGCTCTGGTTTCATCGATCCGGCCGACTTCGCGAATTTGCTTCAAAAACTTGACGATACCGACGTGCTCGACCTAGTAGAGCTACTGTACCTTACGGGGTGGCGGCTCTCGACCGGACTCGGGTTAGAGTGGCGCGACGTGAATTTGCAGGCTGGAACAATCACCATGCGCGCCGAGCTATCGAAAAACAAAGAACCGATGGTGTTGCCGTTCTTTGCAAATCTAGGAGAGATCATAGAGCGACGCCAAGCGCTGCGCCGGCTCGATTGTCCGTTTGTTTTTCATCGCAACGGTAGGCGGGTTAAAGATTTCCGCGCCGAGTGGGCCAAGGCGACAAGGGCGGCTGGACGTACCGGGCTGTTGGTGCATGACTTGTGTAGATCGGCCGCGCGCAATCTGTCGCGCGCAGGAGTATCGGAGACCGTGGCAAGTAAGGTAATGAATCGTAAGACGTTGGCCATATACAAACTTTACCGCGTGGTGGACACCGAGGATTTGCGCATTGCCGGCCAAGCTCTCGACGGTTATTTGCAAATTGCGCGAAAGGCAGCGATGGTGGTCTCTGTATGTGACTCACTCACACAAAACTCACACAGAGTGGCCACCGACGAGGCCGCGACTGGAAATAAGTGAATGATTTCAGCTAGCCGGAGTGGTGGAATGGCAGACGCGCCGGACTCAAAATATTGTTAGATAGCCCCTACTCCAACGTATTGTGTCTATTCGGTCTATTTAGCGCTAACTCTAGTAGTATTCGGCTCATAAACCGCACCTGTTCCATACAGTCTAACCGCAAAACTCACACAGGCAGGACTCGTTAACGTCGGGTCTCTTCGGCCATCGCCTCGGCGGCCTCGAACCAAGCTTTTGAAACAATCTTGACTCGTCGACCGCGCCGCGCCGGCAACGGAAGCTGGCCGGTAGGATCGCGGTCGATGTTGGACTGAAACACCCAGTTGAGCGCCTCTCTTGAATCCAGGAAGATTCGCCGCGGTGTCCAGCGCGTTAGCAGCTCCTCACCGATCAATTGTTTTTTCATCGTTTTGCTCCTTAAATCCGGGCGCTTAACGGACGCCAGGTGCGCGGTGACTGGCCGCAGCCGCTCCCGTCGGACGGGAGTCCGCCCGGTGAGAAATCATTTGCATGCCGGGCAACTTGCTGGGCACGGCTTATTATAGACGCGCCGGAAATCGTGCTGTCGCCTATAGCGATCCTGCTCCCGCTGGGTATCGTCGCGCCAGCGCACCATCCACGCATAGTTCGTCGGTTGCTCGCTGTCATACAATCTCACAGCGTGGACGGGCTTGCCATGCAGATCCTGTGTCGGATGATCGCTGTCGAGATCAGGCAGTCGCTGGACCTTGGTGACAACGACTCGATACAGCCGCCAGTAAATATCCTCCATCTCATAGTGCGCGCTCAAGTCGTCGCTCCAGTTGACACTTGAGTGGCAAAGATCGGCGTGTTCCGGCGGACAACAATAATCGACGCAATAATGGCCTTTGCTTGTGCGATCCATTGGCTAATCCAATCCTCGCGCGATAAAGCCACGCTCGGCCAAGGGCGCACAAGTATGATCCTCCACTACGCCCTCGACGACCCGGTAGATTTTGCCGCAATCCTTGCAGGATAGCGCGCCGTACTTAGCGATCCGGGCTGAGTCGTTATTTTTAAGGATGTCAAATTCCGCGCTCCGGGCGGCCCAGCAGCACGGTCGCTGTGGGTCCTCAGTGTCGCAAATATGTTGGTATGCTTTGTGTGCCATTTCTGCCTCCTTAGCTCCGGGTCACCGGAGCTTTGGTTAGTCCTGGCTCGGTCCAGGGTTGGGTTGGGTGTTTTTGGCCACGTTCCAATAATAGCTTTTACACCGCGGGCACATCTTAACCTCGGTTTTCCGAGGCGTCCACGTATGCCCGCAACGCTTACAGCGCGGGGTTGTGATGGGGTTGTGATTTGGAACGTTGTCATAAATGGTGATCGTTACGCCACTCTTCACCGCTCCATTATCGCCGAAGGCGTAGCGATTGAGCAAGTCGTTAAGCGTTGCTCGATCGCCCAGCGCTGTCGCTAGGCGGAAACTGCGCATGAAGTCATGCCACGGGATAACCCATAAGTGTGCGCTGTGGTTACTCATGATTTCCCCTTCCTGATCTCCGCTAACGTTTTCGGCGCCCAGTGGAGATCAAGCTCGACGTTATTCTCGATCAACTCGACGATTGAAATATAGCCAAGCTCGGCGCCGTGGCCGAGATTCGCTAACCCGAAAGCTTGATGCTGGCCGGGCTCGTCGGGAGTTCCTACGTCCTTCTCGGTTATATGCCAGTCGGCGCCACCTTTGAAATAGTGCAGGTGAGCGATTGCCCCATCTCCAAGCCCGTCCTGTTCGTAGGTTCGCGGCATGACGCCGACGCGCTCGGCGACTTCTACAACTTTGTCAAAGAAGTATTGCTTCTCCTCGCCGCGCATGGCGTCGCCGAGCGCGCGGAGTTGGCTAGTACCGATAAACCCACGGAGCGCTTTAAGCGCCGCCACTGATTCGAGTTTAGTTTTCATGGTCTCACCGTTCCTTCGAGCATTTCGTAGTGACCGCACACGAAGATAGACAGGACTCCGCCGTTTCCATCGTACTTACCAAACGGGCCATGTAGACCAGTGAAGCCTAATCCCGTCAACTGGGCGCCTAGTTCTTCAGTCCACGGGATGCTGTGATTGTAAAGCCGCCATGTGCGTTTCAAGCTACCATCCCAGATATATTTTGGCTGTGCATCAAGCCCGTTGCTGTTTAAGAATTCCTTCATGCGTTGATTTTCTAGTCTCATGCTTCCTCGATTCTTACCTCATGGCCCGGCAGGTACTTCACCGCGCGGGTAGCGTAGCGATCGCCGTTGCAGTCACACTCGTTCAGACCTAGGCAGCTCTGGACGATGCCGCCGACCACCCATACCGCAAGCGCCGAGTCGTAGCCGTTCATCACCGCGCCATCACTGTCATACTGATTTTCTGTTTCCATTCGTTTTCTCCTTACCAATTCCTTTGTTACTTACTCATAAGTAAGCAGCTCGTGTGCCAAGCCGCACCTGGCAGCGCCGCCGCACTCCTGGTCTTATCCAGGTAAATATCCGTCGGGTAATTCAGAGAGAGTGACAAAAATAATTGTCACTTTGGACATTTTGTGCCACCCGCCCTGTCAATCTGACAAATATATTGGTTGGACCCCTTGACTCGCGTGGTCGGAGTGTGGAATAGAGGGACGCATGGCGCCCGTACTAGTCGCTCAGGTAGCCATCAAGGCGGCCGCCATTCGTGAGAGCCTATATGCCAATCCTCGGCTGTGAACAGGCTCAATAAATCTCGCGGCGTTATTGGTTATCCTGTGTCCCAGGCCGTTAAACCAATCACCAATTTGCAGCCACGGCTACCATGCCCTCTAAGAATAACTAAGCCTTAACGAGCCGTGAGGCGAGTACCAGCGTGAGCGGTCCCAATTATGCCCGATTCCACCCAAGTGCCACCCGACGCCATTGATGCCGCAGCTTACTCTCCGCCGGTTAGACTGCGGCGTAAAGGCACACGAATAGACATGGACCGCGCTTTCGGGCTTTATTGTCGCTTTCGCAATTATCACGAGGTTGCCCGTATCCTCGGTTGCACTACTCAAGGCGTCGCCCAAGGCCTCAAGCATTACAAAACTTTCATCGATCAATTGCCCAATGTTGAGCAGTATCGCCACGATAGGATAGATATATTCACCGCTGCTGAAGCTGTGGCGATCCGATCCTGTGTTGACGACAGGGCGATTGAAAAGGCGCCATTAGCTGCCAGATCGACCAATTTTGGCATTATTCAGCAGCGTCGCAGGGAAGAAGAAGGCAAGGGCGGTAGTATCAATGTATTCCATGGAGTAATGGTCAACATACAACGCGAAGCTTTAGGTCAGACCATGAGGGTGATATCTGGACCTGAGGTACAGCCCGATGGGGATGCGGTGGTACCCACACACAAAGCACACACAAAGCGAGGCAGGCGCGGTGCTAAGCCATGATAGTTGCTCACCTTTCAGTCCTCCCCGCGCTGGACTGTGTGTCCTGTTGGTCGCCGACGCCCTCGGAAAAGGCCGGCACCGGGGGGAAACGCTTTCGCGCTAGGGGTGGGGATGGTGTCTCTATCACGCCTCACACCAAGGGGCCTAGCCTGTGCACTGCTACCCTTCTTCGATGATATGACTTTTTCTTAGAATCCTTTCTGACAAGCCTGTTTCTTCCACAACTGAGTTAACCGATGTCCACTTAAATTCTGCATCCCACGGAGAGCGCGCGGTCCCAAGCTTGTCAAAATCGAAATTCAGAAAACGAGTCAGACGCTCTAGGCGTTTCAGGGTTTTTCTTTTTTTCGATACACGCAAAATACAAATCCTTGCCGTCGAAAATGTTACACGAAAACGTTTGAGTCAGTGTACCAAAAAGACTACCGGTGGTTCAACAACATACGGCATCCTTAATGTTGAGACACGGAGGAAAACATGGAGCTATTTTTGATGACTCAAGACGCCGCGAAGATTTTGGGCAAGTCGCCCGAGACGATTCGCCTTTATGAGCGGAGCGGCAAGTTGCCGTCGATCAGAACGGCCGGCGGTCGCCGTCTGTTCCGCGAGATCGATGTTAGAAATTTGCTCGCCGAGTCCACCGCTTCCTCGAAGGAGCCGAGCAAATGAAACTCTGACGGGATAAAAAAAAGACTCGCGAACGATGCACCACACCGCCGCGAGTCATGAAAAGAGGTACCAGACGTGAACCCCCTTAGCATAGTCAGCGATCCGAAATCAAACCCGCTCTCCAAAGTGTCGGGCGGTAAAGCCGCCGCGAATCCTTCTCCTCGGCCAAAACTCCCGGCTAAAGTTGTGCGCGATCTCCAGAGTGAGCACGAGCGCGAGCTGAAGCGACTCTCAGACATTGCATTCGCGTTTCTGCTCGCAAGCGGCGGTAACGTTGGAGAGGCTGAAAAACTCTTGGAGTGGTCGTGATGGATGAATACCACCAAAGGCTATTCAGGGGTGATACCTACGGACCTGCTCGATCTCCCGGGCCGAACTACATGGGAGTTTGTAGATTTAGAGCATGGTTGGGACTGTGTTTTGAGCCATGTTGATTTATCCGGGCGGGAATTTGCTGAGGGATTTTTCATGGAAATAAACCCGATGCTACGTTTAGCCGACGGATATTTTGAAGGAGCGGCGGAAAAAATCCGGGCGCAGATTAAAAAAAACGCGGTAATACAAAAATAGTGGTAGTTTCACGTGAAACGGAGTAGAGCGGGCCGATGAAAGAGGCATAGCTTAAAGCAAGAAAGCATCTGGCGGACGCTGGGGGACTGAGGGTACAGGGCCGAAAACCTTCGCCTCGCTAAAAATACAACACGTCGGCAACGGGCCTCTAAAATAAATGAGTTCACTTAAAGACCTCACTGAAAGCGGCGCGCTGAGTCGATGGCAACTCAGCATGGAAAAGTTTTGCAAAGAAGCGCTTGGCGTAGCCGAAATCACCACGCAGCAAAAAGACGGCTGCGCCAAGCTGACGGCGCTGGTTCTCGCCAAGATTAAGGTCCACAAAAAGCTTCCTGGCATCACCGCCAAGGACCGCGAGCTCGCCACAAAGATCGGTCTCTCGATCATGAGCGGGCAGGGCACGGGCAAGGACTGTTTCGCGGCCTGGGCGATACTTTGGTATTTGATTTGTTGGCCAATTCCTAAACTCATGTGTACGGCGAGCTCTGGAAAGCAGTTAAAATCCGTACTGTGGACGGAGATCGCCAAGTGGCTGAACCAATCGCGGATTCGCGATTTAATCACCTGGGAAAACGAGCGAGTTTATCTGACCGAACTCGCTGGCCAACAAGCAGTGGCTTGGGCGCGATCCTATAACGTACATCATGGCGCGGAAGAACAAGCCGTAACCCTCGCCGGCCAACACGAAGATTTTATGCTGTATGTGGTTGACGAAGCTTCTGCCGTGCCGGACCCGGTTTTCCGGCCGATCGAAGGTTCCATGACCGGCATGTGCAACATCGCGCTGGTGATTTTTAATCCGACGAGATCTACCGGCTACGCCGTAGAAAGCCAACGCCGCCACCGCGATGATTATGTTTGTTTACATTGGAGTTCGGAAGATTCTGAGCTCATTTCGAAGGAAATTATCGCACGCGATTTGAAGCGCCACGGTCGCGACTCCAATTTTTACCGAATCCGTCGTTTGGGTATCCCGCCGATAGCGGAAAAGGGCGCGCTTATTCCGTGGGAAAATATTATGGAGGCCATCGATCGCCCACTTGAACCGACCCCGGACGATCCCATTGTCATGGCCTTGGACGTTGGCGCAGGCGGCGATGATAGCGCGCTCTCGCGCTCGGCTGGGCCGGTGATTTACCCGTTTGAAACGACATCGACCGCGGACCCGAATGTTTTGACCGGCTGGACACTGCGCCGGCTTTTTGACCACCAGCCGCGCTTCGTGTTTGTCGACATTATCGGCTACGGATGGGGGGTAGCGGGCAATCTGCGCGTCAGATACGCAGACGGCGAAGTTGTAGAAGTGAACGTTAACACGGAAGCGCGCGACAAAACCCGCTTTCGCCGCCTGCGCGACGAACTATGGTGGAAAGTGCGCGAGGAGTTTATCAACAGCCTTATTTCCATTCCCGATGACGCGGTTTTGATTGAAGAGCTTTCGGCCTATCACTACAAGGAAGATGAACACGGACTCATTAAAGTGGACTCGAAAGACGATATCGCGAAGCGCGGTTTCGACAGTACAAATCGTGCCGACTGCTTAATGATGAGACTCTATTTTGATGTTTTCGACGTTCGCCGCATGAAGACGATGAAGCATCATAAGCGGGAAGATTCCGACGTGAGCTGGCGTACGGTTTAAATGGCTGCAATTAGAGTTTCAACGAAAACCGATGTGATCGTACACAAGGCGATCACGCGCAGTAAAGTTGGCGTTTTACCGCCAAGTTTCAGAATAGAGAAATCCGATGATCGTTGATCAAAAAGCTGTGCTGAGCCTCATCCAGTTACGTCGCGACCTGCCAAAGGCAGTCAGGGGTGTCGAGGAAGCGCTACGTGCGATACAAGAACTCTTTACGCACTTACAGCCTAGGTGCAAACCCTGCTTTTACGAGCACGGCCTGGTGGACGAATGTCGATGCAAAAAAATGCCCGACGTTGACAAGCTGAAGTTTTAAGCGTAAATCGCTGAATAGTAAGCCGAAGCACCGCCTGCCTTTCCAACTGGGCCATCCTTCCGCAAGGGAGTATGGTCTTTGTTGTCTAGTTCCAAAGAAGACACGTTAGTTAAAAAGCTGGAAGATCTGTTCCAGAGCGCCGTTTCTCATCCCAGTTGGAAGGAATGGCGTAGCGAAATCGCGCCTAAGTGCTTTGCGTATAGAGAAGGGAATCAATGGACCAAGGCCGAGCGCGCCACCCTCAAGAAACGCCACCAGCCCGAGATCACCAACAATCAGGTTTCGGTCACGATCAATCGTTTGATCGGCCAGTTTGTCAAGCAAAAAGTCAGAATCAAGTGGCAGGGGCGCAACCCGAAGAATGACGATCTCGGCGCCGCGGCACTCTCCGACATCATGCTGTTCATCCGCCAGGTCAACGGCCTGGAGTTTGAGGAGCGCGATCAGGTCGAGGATGGATTTACCAGCGGATTTGGCGTGCTTGAGTGTGGTGTCACATGGAATGACGCCTACGAGCCGGAGATCACCGTCACGAACGAGGATTGCCTCGACGTGTTTCCCGACCCCACGTCGCGCAGGTACGATTGGAACGAGGACGCGAATTTTATTTGCCGAGTCAAGCTTACCCACCTGGACGAAGCGAAAGAGCTTTACCCGAAAAAGAAAAAAGAAATAGAAGCGCTGGTCAGCGACGCAGACTCGACCACCGAGGGCGAGACCGCCGAGGCCGATGCACTGCGCTTTCGCAACTACGTCGACGAGACAAATCAGCGGGTTTTGCTGATCGAAATCGAGTGGAAAACCTACGAGAAGCAAAATCTCGTGCTGGTCCAGAACGGTGCCGAACCGATCGTTTTGGACGCCGATGAGGTGACCAAGGCGGACTGGGTCAAGATCAAAGCCTCCGGCAAAGAGTACCGCACCATCGACCGAGTAGTCGAAAAACTCCAATCGGCGGTGTTTACCAAGGGCATTATTTTCGAGCACAAAGAGCTGGAGCGCAAGCGTTTCAAATGGACGCCGTACTTCATGTACCGGCGCAAAAATGGCTCGCCATACTCGCTGATTTGGTTGGGCCTCTCCATGCAAGACCAGATCAATAAGTTCCAAAGCAAGGCGACGCACTTGCTCAGCACCAACCGGGTGATCACCGAGAAAAACAACATCGAGGATCTCGTCAGGTTCGCAGAAGAGATGGCTAAGCCGGACGGCATCCCTGAAGTACGTAACATCGAGAAGATCAGACCCGATGAGCACAAGGATCTCGGCCAGATTTTTTGGAACATGCACAGCGGTTCGATGAAAGAGTTTCGCACTATCACCGGGGTCAATCCCGACGCGCTGGGCGAACCCTCGGAGATCCGCTCGGGCGTGGGCGTCAAGGCGAAAGTGGCAATGACGGATTTAGTCGTCGCGCCGGTTTACGATAATTGCCGTCGCACCCGCGTCGCGCTCGCTAAAACCGTGCTCGAATTCGTCAAGCTCTACTACACCGAGGGGAAAATCTTTTCGATCACCGACGACATGAAAAAAACCAAGTCGGTGATTCTCGGCAAGGACGCCATCGCCTCGATCAAACAGGGCATCTACGACGTAATCGAAGAGGACGCGCCAGATATTACCTCGATCCGTCAGGAGCAGTGGGCGCTCATGCTCCAGTATTTGCCGCAGATCATCCCCCTCGGCCCATTCTGGCAAAAGGTCATGCTCCGCCTCTCTGACCTGAACGAAAAAGAAGATCTCCTCAAAGAAATGGAGGCGATGTCAAAACCGCCGCCCGATCTCCCGAAGATATCGTTTGCCGCCAAGCTCGAAGAGATGATCGGCATCGAGCGCGGCGCCGCGTGGGAAATGATGGGCCGGCCCGACGTTGCCGAAGCTATCAAGCAGGCCAACATCCCGCCTAGCGCGATGTTAGAAATCCAAGCGGATCAGCACAGTGAACAGCTCAAGCAACAAGGCGTCGCGGCGAAAGCGCAGAGCGACCAATTAAAGGCGCAGGTGGATATGGCTGGCGCTCAACTTGATATCGGCGCCAAACAGTCAGAGGTCGCCGGCAAAAAACAGCTCATGGCGCTCGAAATAGAGAAGAAAAAAATTGATGTCGCGATCGCGCTGATCAACGCCAAGGCCGCGGCCAACAAACCCAAGGGAGCAAAAAGCGGTGAGCAAGAAAGAGCTTAGAATCGGCTTTGATCGGATCAAAGACCCGCAACAGATTACTCAGGAAAACGTGAAGCTTTTTCGCGAAAACGATCTCGACATCCATCGTCACGAAATCGACGCCATCATCGACGACGATTCGAAACGAGAGAGAATTTATAAAGTACGCAAGGTGAAATATTTCGATATGGGCAGGAGGGGATCGCGATGAAATGGTTCCCGGAAGAGAACGAGCTCTACGTGAGATTTCCGAGTGAATATCAGTGGGTGATCTTCACTATTTGGAATCGTTTTTCCTTATGCACCCTATCAAGATTGGGGATTCCCAGTGTGGTGATCGTCAATTTATGGTTTTTCGATCGATACATTAAGGAGGCTTCATGAACACAATCAAGGTCAGATGGCTAGGGAACAAAAAGAGCCGCACCGTCGATCTGCCGATCGGCTTGAGCGCTATCGGTGAGAAAACCGGCGAAGTCGTTTGCAATCCGGTGGGAGAGTTTCCAGCCAACGAGGCGGCCAAGCTTCTATCGTTGCCGGGCGCGAGTTCAATGTTTGTGCCTGAGGACGAGTACCAGGCCGCGCATGGAGCGCCGGCACAAAAAGAGATCGAGGCGTCGGCGCCGGCCGCCAATGTGAAAATGGGCCGTAAGCCGATGAGCGAGGCTCACAAACAGGCGCTACGCGACCGATTTATCAAAATGAACGAGGCCAAGGCGGCGAAGAAAGCCGCGGCATTGGCCGCCAAGAGGCAGAGCGAGCCACAGGTAGAGCAGTCGAGTGAGGAAGAGGCGGCTTAAACATTGATTTTTTCGTTAGAAAAAATGGTCATCCCGGCCGGCGCGAAAGTATTATACGTCCTCGCGCTCGCCGAAGACCGGAGGTAGGTAATGGATCCAGTAGATAGCGGGCTTGGACTGGCGGAATTCATCGGTGGTTCGGCCTCGACTGAAGATGCTTCGGCATCGTCCCAGGAGAGCGCCAATACCGGCGAAGAAACGACCACGGACAAGGCTACGGCAACTGGCACCGAAGGGGCCGCTGCTGAGACGGAAAAGAAGGAAGATTCGCAAACCGAATCGTCCCCTTCTGACACCGAAACTCAGGTTCGACAGACAGTCGAAGAGGCGCTCAAGGGTGACAAGAAAGAAGCCAAAGAAACGCCGGAAGCCGGGAAAGACAAAACCGACGACGCCGGCAAAAAGGAAGAGCAAGCCAAAACATCGAATTGGGATTCCGACGATAACCCGTACAGACATGAGGTGCAGCGCACCCAGCAGCAACTACAGGCCGCGCGTAGCTGGAGCAATGAGCTCAACAAGGCAAATCTCAATCTACAGCGCAACATGGAGCGGCTGGAGAAAAAAATCGACGGCACCTGGACCGAGGCGGATGATAAGGCCGCCGCGGATCAGGAAAGAGCCGCCGGCCAACAAGACGCCATTTTCACCGAAGAGACGGCGGCGATGGCAGAACTCAAGGGCGCGACGGTGGCCTCGCTGTACATGGCCTACGACCAGCTCGGCAAAGAGAAAGTAGACACGGAGATCAGAGAGTTCGATCAGTTGTTTCAACGAAACCCTTTGATCATGAGCCGCGTTACGGGCTCTAAGCGGCCGATCCAGGAAGCGCTCAAGGTGCTGAATGAATTCCGCACCGCGAAAAAGTACGGGACATCCGACCTCGGCGGTCTCATCGCCAAGGTCAAAGAGGAGGCGATCGCGGAAGCGACACCGGCCCTCGTCGAAAAGATCACCAAGGAGATTATGGGCAAGCTCGACCTCCGAAACAAAGAAACCCAGGGAATACGCGGCGTGAGGGGCAACGGACGAGGAAGCGTCGCCGACCAGGTAAGCGGCGACACGGACGAAGACGAATCCCTAAGCAAGCTATTCCCCAACTAAGGATCGCAGGAATGATTGAACTAACTGCGGTCGGATAGGAAACAAAATGGGGTATACCGAAATCCTGGCTGCCAACAGTCTCACTGTGACTCAGTGGGAAAAAGGCATTTTCAAAGACTACACCGGCGATCTTGATTGGGCTCGCTATGCGGGCACATCGGAGAACTCGGTTATTCAGTTCAAAGAAGACCTGATGACGAAAAGGGGTGACACCATTCGCTTCGGCATCGCCGGGCAGGTGGTCGGCGGTCACGTCACTGGGAACAACAAGGTGATTGGCAACGAAGGATCGATGGAGTTCTTCGAGGACCGGATCACTGTCGACAACGATCGGCAATCGGTCAAGTTCGAAGACATACCGATGTCGCAACAGCGCGTTCAGTTCGAGCTTTTGATGCAGGGTAAGGCGGGATTGAAAATCAAGGCCCGCGAGGCTCTCGACGACGGTATCACAGTCGCACTGTCCAACACCGCCGAAGGCCGAGTGCGCGGGCGCTATCTCTACGGCGCAGCAGACTCCAACTGGGACGCGACGCATGCTACCGCGTTGCTCGCGATCGACAATACCGCCGATCAGTTGAGCGTGCGCATGTTGTCGGTGGCCAAACGCAAGGCGCAAATTCCGGGCGTCGGCGCAAATACCAAGGTGCGGCCCATGCGGGTCAAGCATGGCAAGGATAGTGAAGAGTGGTTCTGTTTCAAGGGCCATCCCTACGCGATCCGGGACATGGTCGACAACGACGCCGCCTGGAAAAATGCGCAGTTGAACATCCCGCCGGGCAACCGCGACAGCTCGCCGTTCTTCAAGGGCTCGACGTTCAAGGGCGCCTGGAACGGCGTGCTGATCTACGAGTACGAGCGCTTGATTTTGGAAAGCTCGACGATCCAGGTCGCGCATAACCTACTGTTGGGCGCGCAGGCTTGCGGCGTCGGCTGGGCACAGCGCTCGAAATTTGGCGAGGAAGAGGCCGATCTTGGCCATGATGTGACCTACGAGCTACACGAAATCCGCGGCATCAAAAAGCTCGTGTTTAACCGCGCGACCGAACACGACCACGGCGTTGTTCATATTTTTTCGGCGGCAGTCAGTGACTGATTAACTTTATGCGGTATCTGATTGATAAAATGCTCAGTGGCGGATATATTATCTTCCAAAAGGAGGATTTATGTCCGAAATCACGAAGCATTCAGAAGGTTGGAGATGTTCTCGTTCAGGAAATTGGTATCACCCGCAAGTTGGCCGCGGCTGCATCGCGCATCGCGGTGTGGTTTGTGATGAGTGTGGCGCATTGTTTTTTGAGCGCCTGTACAGAGCCAAAGGCAAGAAAGGGGGCTCGGGCCGCCATTTTTGTTCGAGGAGCTGTTCGAGTAGCGCGACGATCCGTGATCAGGATCTTTCACATCTCGTTCCGCACCGGATCGCCAAAGGCGCAGCGCCGCACAATTTCAAGGGTCGAACGCGCCATAGCGCTGGTTATTGGGTGCTCAGCGAACTCGGGGGAGAAGGAGAAAAGCTCCTCGAACATCGCGCAGTTATGGCGGAGGTTTTGGGTAGGCTGCTTCAAAGCGATGAAATCGTTCACCACATCAACGGGGATAAGACCAACAACCGCATAGAGAATCTGCAAATTATGACTCAGGCGGAGCATCTAAAGATGCACCAGGAGGAAGAAAAGATGAAAGACCCAAGTGAATACAGCGCGAAGAAAAAGCGCGCCTCCGACACGCGCTGGAAGCGCGAGAAGGGAGAAACATAAATCATGGCTGCGACTGCTAAATCACCGGAGATGGTTGAGGCGATCGGGAGCTTCACAAAGCTCGCCGTGGGTGTCGCGGGAGGGTCCGGCACGTCCACGGTAGTGACCCTGCCTAACTTTAGACTCGTCGAATTGGCCGTGGCTTGTGCTGGCGGGAGTACCGCCACTGCGCCCCGGTGCGATTCTTATAGCGGCAACACGTTTACCGTTACCCACGCGAACGATGAGGTATTCACTTACATCGCGTTCGGTAAGGCGCTCGTGTAGGATGACCTAAAAAAAGGATGGACTGTGGCTTTAACGCTTCTTAAACAACGGATGAGTTTCGCGATAGTGGTTGAAGGCGATGGGGCATCCCTATCGATAGATATCGATCTTAGCACTCTCTACGACTACGCGCAGAGTGTGCCTAGAGGGGCTACTGTAAGTCAACCTCCGGGATCGTCATGGATCGGTAGTCCAGGGAGCCCTTGGGATAACTCATACATCTCAGGCGATACCCTTCATCTCGAATTCGCTTCGGCGTTCACCGGCGAAAGACAGGTCAATTTCGATCTGTTCGTAGACAAGCAGATCCAGCACTAAACAAAAAGGAGATAATTACATGGGTGCAAATTTGAATGAGTTTGTTTTACAACTCGTCGATACTCGGACAAAGCGGCCGATCGACGACGACACGGGTAAGGTCATCGTGATGAACCCAGGTCTACCGACGAAGCCGACGCTTTACTCGGATATCCAGGGGTCATCGCAAGCTAACCCGGTGACTATCAGCAACGGCGTGATTCGTTTTTTCACCGATCCTTCGGTTACGAGCGTGGATCTCTCGGTCATGACCGCGCTAGGAGTGGCGCTGTTTCTCGAAGATGTGACGCCAAGCATGGGACGGGTCGACGTGGACCATGAGCAGCGCCATAACGTGCTGGTGGCGCCGTTTCTTTCGAACGCAGCCGGCACAGTGACCGATACGGGCGTGGACTTTCCGGCCAACTGCCTGATCAGCGATGCGTTTGTCAAGGTGACCACTCTCGACACCGGGGAAACCCTCTCCGTCGGCTTTGAAAACGCAGTGGAGAGCGGAGATTTGGACGGCTTGATCGCCGCCGTATCGATGTCGGCTACCGGCTACATCGAGAATGCTCCCGTGGCGACCGCTGGAAGCAACATCGACTTTCTCGCGGCGACGACTTACGGCGCCTTGCTCGCTTCGGCGATCACCGGCACTGACGTGGTTACGGTGAACGGCGCCTACGCGCGCAAGAAGTACCGGACTGATGGCACCATCAAGTCGCTCGTCTATACCCCGAGCAGCACCACCTCGGATGATAGCGCCGGTTATATCTTCGTCGGGTATGACCGCCTGATCTGAGATGGAATCTCAGAGTAGGCTCAACAGCCGGCTGGGCATCGTGACAGGTATCCCGATGTCCGGCCGGCCGGTTTCGGTGGAGTGGGCGATCACGCTTGCGTGCCTCGCCTACCCTACCGGCTGTAATCATACGCTCGCCGTCGTCAAAGGCTGTCCGGTCGATGAGGCGCGCGACGAACTGATTCGCATCGCCATCGCGCACGAAGTAAAGTTTCTGTTTTTTATCGATGACGACGTGCGCCCGCAGACCGACGCCATCCTGAAATTGTATCCAGTGCTGGCGCAAAACCCCGAAGTTATCGCCGCCGCCGGCATCTACTCGCCGAAGCGCGAACCCACCGAGCCGATGGTTTACCGAAAGCTCGCCCTCGGGCCGTCTTATGACTGGAAATTCAACGATGTCTTCGAGGTCGAAGGTCTCGCCACCGGCTTGATGCTGGTGCGAGTCGATCACTTCCGAAAGATTCCGCAGCCTTGGTTCAAGACCTACAAGGGGGAGGAATTCAAAGGGAGCCGAGCTTTTATCACCGACGATCTTTATTTTTGCGACAAAGCTCTCACGGCCGGCTTTAAGCTGATGGCGCACGGGGGAGTGCTTGGCGCGCACATAGATATCGAGGAAAAGCGCGAATACAAGCTGACCGATTTTGAGCTCAAAGCGCCGGCAGTCGCGGTAGCCAACGGAGTAACGTCGTGAACGAGGTGGATAAACTAGACTTTATAACGCCGTACAATCTCTTTCGCGCGCTGGCAAGGGCCGAAGCGCATGAAAATCTTCCCGATGAGATTCATCTCTTGCCGGGTTTTACCGGGCTCAAAGTGCAAGAATTTCTCAATTACCTGTGCAGCCATCCAGCGACGCGATATCTGGAAATCGGCTGTCTCCATGGTGCCACGCTGCTCGCCGCCTCTTACGGCAACCCTGGAAAGTTCACCGGCGTCGATAATTTCTCGTTGCAGCCGGGCGAGATCGGTCTGTATGCGAACATGGAGAAATTCAAGGCGGTATGTACGGTCGATTTTCACCGTGCCGACTGCTGGACGATCGACAAAGCTCTCATACCGGACGATATCAACGTCTACTTTTACGACGGTGACCATTCAGAAGAGAGCCAAAAAAAAGCGCTCACTCATTGGATCGACAAGATGGCGAGCGAATTCTTTTTCATCGTCGATGATTGGGGCCGAGCGGAAGTGAGGGACGGCACGCTCGACGCGCTGGCCGAACTCAAAACTCCGGTTACCGCTTACGCAGTCTTGGCCGGCTCAGTCGATCGGGAAGGGTGCGGCGATTTCAACGGTTGGTGGGCGGGTGTTGGAATCTTCTTGCTGAGAAATCCAACAAACCCCAATTTCAGAACGAAAGACATTCTCAAATACCTGGAGGGAAAGACCGATGAGCAACCTACTGGACCAAAACCCGTTGATTCTCGACACGGCGAGCACAACGGTCGTGCTGATCACGGCAGCCTTTAAGATCACGAAGATTCGCTGGAGCGAAGCGACAACCGACGATCATACTGCAATCCTCAAGGACAAGAACGGCAAAGAAATTTGGAAGGGTTCGCTACTCAGTATCGGTGCGGCGACCAACGTTTTTACGGCCCTGCCTGACAGCGATTTTAATCCGCCGTTTTTAGTCGATGGACTGATCATGCACACGCTCGCCAGCGGGCGGTTGTTTATTTACCACGACGGGCCGACGCCACTGAAAACCACGTAAGGAGGCAGTATGACAATTTCCGTTCTCGACCTTGCTCCGCCTTCGGGTAGCAAGCTTTACAAAAACACCGACCTCGATGCCACCAAGGCAGCGGTCAAAGCATCGGCCGGAACGATCTACGGCATCATCGTCGACAACAGCGCCAACGCCGCAGTCTCGTTTCTCAAGCTCTGGGACTTGGCGTCGGGTAGCGTGACGGTTGGCACTACGGCGCCGGATCACATCATTGCAATTGCCGCATCGATTAAGCGCACGATTATCATTCCAGAGGGCCTAGCCTTCGCCACTGCTCTTACCGTGGCCTGTCTGACCACGGCGCCGGTTGCGGGCGTAACCAACCCAACTTCGGATGTCGACGTGAGTATCGTCTACGCCTAGGGGAATACGGCTCGTTATAAGAATCACGGAAAGTCCGCCCGCTTTTGCCGGGCCTGCATGGCCGGGCGTAGCCGCGTACAGCGTGCAAGCGGGCTCGATACTTACTCTCGGAGAAAGGCCGCTGGGGTTAAGCGGTATTGGGAAAGAGCATGTCAGTAGGAACTACGGCAGATTTTGGGATGAAGCGGAATGAAGTTGTTTATTCCGCGCTCAGAAAAATTACGAAATTGAATGAAAATGAGCAAGTGGGAATGCTTCAGATGGACGCCGCAGTCAGGGCGCTCAACCTGATAGTCAGACAGGAAGATCTCAAGGGAACGGACCAAGCTAAAAATCTCTGGGCTCTCTCCGAGGCTGCGCTGTTTCTTAGAGTCGGCGGTCACGTCTACGGCTCTGCCCAAGGTCTCAAAACCAATATCCGCGACATGCTCTCTGCCTCGTTTCGCGATCGTTCGGGCGGCGACTGTCCCATCGAGGTGATCGACGCGCGCACCTGGGCGCAAATGAGCGACCACAAGGACCAGGGCGAACCGCAGCGGGTCTACTTCAAGCGCGATCGTCTGCTCGCCAGTCAGCAATTCTTCATCGACCGCGCGCCGCTCTCACTCGGTACGACGAGCGTGGTGATAGGCACAGACAACGACTCCTACTCTTGCATCCTCTGCCACACCTCATCGACCGAGACTCAGCCGATCACCGGGGCGAGTTGGCCTCTCTACTGGCAAAAGGGAACCTCTACGCCTACCGCCTGGGTCGACGCCACCGCGTACACCAACGCCGAGCTGCTCTTTTACGTCTACAAGCGGCCACTGTTCGATTTTGACTTGCCTACCGATAATCCTGATACGCCGGCAGGGTGGGAGCAGGTGCTGATTTACGAATTAGCGGTGGACCTCGCACCGGAGTATCAAGTTTCAGGAGATAAACTTCAAGCATTGCGCGCAGCTAGGTCGGAGGCGCGAGAGGCGCTTTTTGGTTCCAAACGATCCGGCGCTGAAAATATACACGATAAGGCGGAATACTTTTGATGGCTGCCGAGATCAAAAAAATCAAGCCCGAAATGGATTCAACCCCGGAAATGATTCTGGGCATGCTTATGACCCACCGGGACAAAATAAAGCACATCGCCGCCATGGTTGTTTGGGACGATGACAGCGCGCAGCTTGTGAACGATCCAATGCCGCACCGTGACATGGCTTGGCTCTTGGCGACCTTCCAGCAACAGTTTTTCACAGAACTTCAAGAGGAGGTGTCTCATGGCAACTAAAAAGAAAAAGAAGCGACCGGGCTACTAGGATGGCCTACCCCGACGACAGGGAGTTTTATCAAAGATGCTCGCATTGGTGCGATGGCCTAAGCTAGTGTCCTGTCGCGTTCGGCCCGGAGATTCGGCCAATTCCAAAAGACGTAATGTGCGAGACATGCGCTGACGGTCGGTGCAACGGGGTGTTTGAGAACGAACCGGCGAGGTGGAACTGAAATGGACAGGCTTTATCCTGACAGATTGGAATTCGTCACTCCCGGCGAAGTTCTCAAAAACAACGGACACGATTTTGTGGATTCCATACCTACGAGCGATTCAATCAAAGCCACGGACTCTACCGTAACGGCTACGGATAACGACGGCGCGGACGTAACCGCGACGGTTGTCAGTGGGAAAAATGTCTCAGGTACGCAGCTTAGAGCCAACCTGGCAGGCTTCACCGCTGGCAAGGATTATCTCATCGCCTACCACATGGTCACGACCACGAGCGGCGATGCCGCCGACAAGTTTACTCGAATCAAGTGTAGAAGTCAGAGCGCGGTGGCGTAATGGCAAATGTCCCTGCGATCATCGGGTTTCAAGGTCTCAACGACTGGCTTGTACCTGGAACCAACCCCAAGCAAACCCGATCCCTCGACGGTGTAGTTATCCAAAAAGGCCGAGTCTTCGGCGTTGGCGGTACCTCTAAATTCCGCAGCATTGCCACGGTCTCAGGAACCACGCCGATCATCCGGCTCATGCCCTGGGTCGAGCCGAGTCTCGCCACCACGATGCTGCGCATGACGCCGACCGCGGTGCATAAGTTAAACACGGGTACTGACGCTTGGGACAATGTCACCGGGACCGCTCTAAACGGCACCTCCGCGACGATTCCACAGTGGGTCAACCATAAGGGCGTTCTGGTATTTACCAATGCCCTGGACCGGCCGCGCAAGTACACAGGTAGCGGAAACACAGCGGTGCTCGGCGGCACACCTCCCTACGCCGTGGCGATCGCCGATTACTACGGCTTCTTGATGCTCGGTAACGTCAGCGCCGCTGGCACGACCTTCATCAAAACCCAGATCGTTTACTCCTCGGATTATGATGTCGATTGGAGTTCGTGCAATGGTAACGAGATCAACCTGAACGAAACCCCAGGCGAGATCCTCGCCATGCGCCGGCTCGGCCGGTCGCTCCCAGTCTACAAGTCCGACACGGTCATGCTGATTCGCTTCACCGGGACTTCGCCGGTGCGCTTCACTCAAGAAGAGTATCCGTTGCACAAAGGCATTCTCGCTGTGCGCAGTCTGCAAGACATCGCCGAGAAAGGTCAAGTTTTTCTCGGCACAGACTACGAGCTTTACAACAATACCGGCCCCAACATCGCGCCTCTACCCCCTAACGTCCAGCGCAAGCTGCAAGACACGATGGACCCGACCAAGGCGAGTCTCTGTATCGGCGTGACGGTTTACGAGGAAGAAACCTACAACCTGTTCTATGCGACGACATCGTCCACCTGGCCGATCAATCGCATCATGTGGAACTTCCGCACTGGGGAGTTCTCACACCGGACTTATACCGCGCAGCAGTTCATAGACGCGGTGGCGTTCAAATTTTCCAAAAACACCGCAGAGCAAGTTATCGCCGCGGCTAATGATCTCGTCTACGAGCTTGACACCACGGCGATCAACGACGATGGCACGGCGACCAGTCGCTACTACGAGACCGACTGGCAACACGGCGGCAGTGAGACACCAACGCCATTTCGGGGGGCGCGCTTCGTTTTCAAGCGGGCCAAGGGCGCCAGGGTCAGAATCAGCATGACTGTCGATTACCGTGAGACATTCTTTTACGAAATGACGTTCGACTTAAGAGGCACGCCGGGCCAAGAGACGACGACGATCGACTACATACCGCCTCAATCTGTAGAATGCGTGTGGCTGAATCTTAAAATTAGATTTTTCCATGACGTTGCCGGAATCGAGACCGAGTTGCGCGCGATCCTGCCTTTATCGGAGGAACCAATTAGCCAGGCCGATGATAAGGCTGGCGCGGTGGTTTGACCTATGGCAACACCTACCACGGCCGAAATTAACAGAAGATATCGCGATCGCCATCGCGCCGAGATCAACACGCGCGCACGGAAGAATTACAGCCTCGCGCGCAGAGCCCATCGGCAAAAACGTAAGCGCTATTACAAGACGCACGCGATTCAAGAGCGCGAAAAGGCATTGGTTTACTATTACGAGAAAAGTCAGGCGTACCAAGCCGTCCGTCATCGAGCCATCCGCTCTGAGAATTATGCTTTGATAAACACATTAAAAGACAAGCCTTGCCTCGATTGCGGCCAACGCTTTCCTCCCTGCGCGATGGATTTTGATCATGTGCAAGGGGGAAAGAAGTTCACCATAGGGTCGCAAATAACGCGCCCCATGCGGGTCTTATTGGAGGAAATCGAGAAGTGCGAACTGCTCTGCGCAAATTGTCACCGCATAAGAACATTTAAGCGTGGGAGGGAGAAGCGTGGCGGCGCCGACTGACGTAAGAGTGGAGGCAACGTCTCAGGGCACGACAACGCTGCGGTGGTCATACGCCGGAGTTAACGGCATAGACGTTTACCGTTCAACAGACGGGGCGGCTTATACCCGGATCACACTACCCTCTCTTGTCTCCACAGTTAAAATCTATGAGGATTCAAATTTAGCCACGGGCGTAAAATATTGGTACAAGACGAGCGACGACGCCGGCTCGACGTTCTCCAGCGTGGTGACAGTGTGGACTCACGGCTGCGCGGCGCCGACGGAGAATATCGGTGTTGCCCTCCCCCGTTTTGCCGATGAGGCCGATCCGACTCAGCTCAATGACATGGCGCAGACCGTTGAAAGCGCCTTAAACAAAAACCTCAGCGAACAGGACAAGACCTGCAAGGCGTGCATCTCTGACGGTGCGCTGACGATCGATTGCGGTTGCGCAGAGATGGAGGTCGAAGTCGACCAGGACATCAACTCGATCTCGGTCCTCAATTGCGACGACAAGAGCACCGACGTCACGTTTATCATTCCGCCTAACGTCACGCGGGCAATCGGCGGCTGGCCCAAAGGCATGGGGTTTACCGGCGACGAGGGTCGCACCTCGCCGGTCTCAGGTGGATCGACGGGGAGATCGATCAACGAGAAGATCACCAGCGCGATCAATAGAAATTCACAATCGGGGAAAAGCAAGCCGGGCGTAACGACAAAGGGCGGTAAAACGGGCGGCCCGAGCACCAGCAGCGGCGGGTGTCAGTGTGTGCCGGGAACCAACGGCGAGTTGACCATCAAAGTCTGCAAGCCGGACGGCGGAGCGAACAACGGCAACTCGATGAACTGCGCGGCCGCGACTAAGGGCGCCAAGATGGTCGCCTGCGGCGGGCGTGGGCCGTATACGTGGAGCAAAACTGGCGGGGTAAATATCAGTGCTGCGACAGGTGGAACTACTATGGTCACGCTGCCAACAAATGCTGGTAGTGGCGAGGGTGGGACAGCTTATCGCGTTGATCGGCGAACGTGCCAGTTTTGCAGCGTCACTGCTGGTATTTGTAGTGATACCAACCCACCGATCTCAAAGGGGTTCGGCTGCAACGATCAGGAACTGTTTTGCGTAATTACATCATCCTGTTCCGCTGGTAGTTATGGCCCCGTGACGGCTACTCCAACTTGCGGGCCGCAATGTAGTGGAGCAGGGAATGCGTGTCCTCCTGCCGGTGATTGGTGTAGTACTGGCGAGCCGGCATTTGCAGATAAAGTCACTTGCGACGAACGCACAGCTGGGATGATTACAGCTGGGTGTAATCCATGCGGCTCAGTAGCGGCGAGTGGCACTACTGTTTCAGTAACTGATTCTCTTGGAACAGTAACTACAGTAATAATGGTTCCTTAAATGGCTTGCTTAGTATTTAAATTACTAGATGGGACCGAACGGCGTATTCCGCCATCGCCCGATGGACAGTATCGCCGCGCGGGTGTGCCTGGCGAGACCTACGTTGGCATTGACCCGGATTGCGGCGGTGATGTAGTGCTCACTCCAGTTTCTAATGAAAGCGCTCAACTCGTGGCTGAACTTGATGCAGAACTGGGTAGTGGCAGCGGTGATTGGATCAAACGTTTTGCCGACCCCATCGCCAAGTTGCTAGGCCAGAAAAGTTGCATGAGTTGCGAAGCCCGCCGTGTCGTAACTAACGCTTACGGTGCGCTTAAAGCTAAGCATGGACAAATCGAAGCCTTGCGAATGATGAAATCACTCTGGCAACGTAGCTTCAACGAAAGCGAAGCTGAAGTGCTCAAAACATTAAAGGAATATTTGCGCTCCGATGCTTGAAGTCGGCCAAGAATGGGTCTTGCACACGTCGCCTTTCCGCTTAAAGGAGACGACGACACCGACGAATGCCGAAATACCGTCGAATGTTGTTGGGCTCTATGCGAAAGATAGCAGCGGCACAAGCACGCTGTGCTACAAGAATGATGCAGGCACGGAAATATGCCTCCCTACAGTTGGACCGCTAGTTACGGGTAGTGGAGTAGCCAATCAGCTTGCTATTTGGAGCGGTACTTCGACACTTATCGGGGATACCGATCTCACTTTTGTTACCGATACGCTTACGGCTACAAAGATTGTTGGTTCAACCAGCATCACAACACCAGCACTGACTGATTCAAGCATGACGTTGGGAAGTGTGCTGTTTGCTGGCACAGGTGGACTTATCAGCCAAGACAATGCCAACTTCTTTTGGGATGACGCAAGTAATTTCTTAGGCTTAGGTACGGCAGGTCCAGCTAATAAGTTGCATATTTCAGCAGACAATTTCAGCGGTGCATTGATTGATGGACTGGTTACGGTTTTTGCGCCGACCTTCATGGGCAGAGGTTTTCGCACGTCAGCAGCGGCGCCGTCAGCCGTAACTACCAACGATACGCTAGCGCATTTTACAGGTGCAGGCAGGGCTACAACACTTTATACGGGCGGCAAAGCTTCAATCGTTATGTCGGCGGGTGAAGCATGGACAGATACAGCAAATGGTAGTTACATCACCTTAGCAACAACGGCGTTGCTATCAACTACGCGCACAGAGCGTTTTCGCGTAGGCCCAAGCGGCCAATGGGGTATTGGCGGTGCAACCTTTGGCACGGCAACGAATGTTTTCAAAAGTGGAGGCGCAAGTGCTGCACCTACATGGGGCACGGTAGCCGCAAGTGAAGTTACAAGCGGAGCAGCAGTAACGGCAGCTTCGACGAAGATCACGCTTGCAGGCACACCATCGACGGCAGGACTCACAGCCTTCAGCATCGATGTGAATCAAGCGAACCTCGATCATGGAAGTATTGGTGGACTCGCCGACGATGATCATGTGGGTTATGCGCTGCTAGCGGGACGTAGTGGTGGGCAAACACTGATTGGCGGCACAGCAGCCGCAGATGCTCTTACGTTGCGTGCTACGGCAGGTGTAGGCGCAGGCAGTGAAGCAATTATTCTTCAAGTAGGCAGTAATGGTGCACTGGAAGGTTTGCGCGTAGGACAAGCAAATTCGCAGTCTGTGGTTGCAATAGGCACGAGTGCTTTAAGTATTACTAATGCTAGCACATTAAATCCACGTTTGATTATATCGGGTGCAGGGGTAGCACACAACGTGCAGGTTATTCGCCACACTACCGTCGGAGCAGGTGGAGCGATATTTTCACTATCTACCACGAGAGGTGCTGGCGCCAATACACATTCAGCCTTACAAGCAGGGGATGGGCTAGGAACATACTACTTTGAAGGGTCGGATGGGGTGAGATTTATTACAGCAGCTAGCATCCGAGCCGTTGTTGAAACTACTTTCACCACTGATTCAGCTATTGCAAGGCTTGATTTTGCCACCAACAACGGTAGCTCTCCAAGTAATCCACCAGTAAGTATGTCATTAAGTTCAGTGGGGGTTTTATCTATTAGTAGAACAACGGGTCAAATAGATTTGAGCGCGATTTCAGCAGGCAGCCCGAATTTCAAGATTACCAAAACCAGTGACACACCGACGGTAGTGTTTACAGCAGGTGTGCCTTCAACCAATCCGCAAGGCTTGATGGAAATTGATGATGGAAGCGGCACACCGGGGTACTTTCCGTATTGGAGGTGAGTGATGGCAGATTATCGGTATGAAATTACGACAGGTGGATTGGACACACAAGTTGAAGATGTGCGAACACTAATGTTAAACTATCCAACTATTAGGTATAAAATCAGCGGGCAATGGCGCAGAAAATCTTTACAGAATGCTGTAACAGTGACCTTCTTACAAAGCACAAGTAGTGGAGTTAATAAGTCAGACTTAGACGCTATTGCACAAGAGATTGTGGATGCTCTGCTGTTGCTTCCTCCTACAATGACTTTTGTATTAACGAACTTTGCAACCACTATTCAGTATACAAGCCCAGTTTTACCATAGGAGGAATCATGGCACGAACGGTATAGCAGTCAACGAGGCACTCACGGAGCGCGTTGTCGAATTGGAAAAACGGGTGTTGGACAAAGCCATCGCCGACATCCAAAACATCAAAGATGGAACCATTAAACTGCCGAA